AAGGATCATAATCTTTGAGATCCAGGGTGGGCAGGACATCATATAAGTTACCTCAGTGATCATCCGATGTGGTATTGTCAGCATTTCAGTCATGCATTGGTTTTTAGGAGTTAATTTCAGAGTCCAGGATCACGGTTCCTGACACTTCCAGGACAGTATTGCCGGATTGATTTACAATGGGATCATCCACCTGCCACATATAGCTACCTTCATCCACATGGCTGATGGTATAATTGGATTGAAGATGAACGTACACCATATTAGTGGCTGTGACAGTGGGCGGCTTTCTTTTATAAGCAAAATTGGTATGACCCCAGTGTGACATCCCTGTTGTTCCACCCGAACAAGAAATCTTCTCATCCACATTTTTCACTTCATAGAATCTCAGGCACTGTTCAGTGTCATCCCGTTGGTCAAAGGCTGAAGGGATCATTCCCTTTTCCATCTGCACCTCTGTCATCCAAAAGGTGATGTCACCAATGCCACCCAGGTTGAATTCCAGTTCCAGGCAATTGTCCTGATACATCATGCTCTGAGTCGATGTTACCATACTACCTGGTGAAAAAGACACAGAATAATCATGGAAGCCTGTTTGTATTAACACGGATACCGTATCATACCACTGTGGTGGATTCCCTGACACTGGAGCTGAAAGAAATTGAGAAAGGGAGATGTTCATAGTGAAGTCACAGCTTGAATAAAAGGCAAAACTCACCACACACTTTCCACCGGCAAAGTGCATCACACCTGGCACCCTCTGCTTGATGTTTATATCTCCTGATCCGGTGAATGTCCCTACCAATGCCCCCCAGGTTTCAGCACAATATGATCTTAGGATATCAAAGCTCTGAGTAATTGATCCTGACTTTGCTGATCCCAACACTTCCACAAGCCACCTATCCAGTGTATATTGCTTATCACCTGAATAAAGATGAAAGAGCACACCTCTTTGTGCCACCCTCATGTCACCATTGAGGATCACATTCTTCCTGCCCATCCTTGCAATCTCATTCTCTACAAAGGCAGTGGATGCTACGGCAGTGTCATTCTGCTGATCTGTGAAGATATTTGCCACCGTGGAGCCGGCAAAAAGATTCCCTATGATTCCTGTGTAACCACCAATGATGTTGGTCAATAAGGTTCTCAACCAAAAAGACCTGTTTGCCAGGTTTTTCAGAGGTATGTTGGTAGCTCCACTAATCCCACCAAGTACAGGGTCTGTAGTTTCAATCTGATAAACACCTTCCCAGGTGTTGCTTTCCGGTAATGTTGCCATTGTCTTATCTTTTTAGTTCAATTGATAGTTAAGAGCCTTTCAGTTATGCATACACCAATATCTGAATAGATGCATTGACGAGAATGCCGTCTATTGGCTGACAGTTCCTGTCAGAAGTGTATATCGTTACAGTACCAGTGTCCGTCCATACTATCTCGGCATTGCCATTGTTCAATGGATTGCTTTGGATATAAAGATGCACCTTTCTTGCATCAGGGAAGGCACCACTTAACATACCTGTATATTGACCTTGACTAATAAGACTACAAGCCCATATAATAGCACCCAATGCATTTTCAAGGACAGTGACAACCGGGGCGTTCCCAATCGTTTGAGAAATAGTAGCACGATAAATCAGAGGTGGGATGACAAAGCTCTTGATCTGATTTAAGGTCATCTTGACGGTATTTGCGCCCTGGTCCACAGGGATGACCTCTGTGCCATCAGGAGTGGTTGCTGCAGTCAGGTCTGAAATCTCTTTATTCATAATGTTTTTTTATTTATGGTTTAAATTCTCCGTTGCCTTTGTGATCAATGTGTCACCTGCCTTTGTCAAGAGGTCATTAGTGACACTACAGTTGAATACCACTTCCACCAACAGACATCTCACAGGCTTGTATTCATTGATGGTGGATGTGACGATTGCCGTGTTTTCAATGGTGATCAGGTTAGGATCACTGACCGGTATAAACACCCTGAACCTTGCCCATCCTTCGCTGCCATAAGTGGCGGTTCCATCATAGTTGATGCTGCCATCATAATAGTGGTCAACACCTTCCTGGAAGGTGGCTCCAGGGAATCCTACAAGCTCCAGGGCTTTCTCTATGCTGTAAGGAGTGCCTTTAAACTTATGGATAGTAATGGCATTGCTGATCAGGTTCCTTCTCTGTACATCCGTGGTGACAAATTGCCATCCTTCCACTCCTTTGATGTGGAATTGATCTGCCAATAGCGGAAGAGCCACATCAGGGCAGGTGTCAAACATATTGATCAATAGGATTGACAGGTCAATTGCCTTCATCCTGTCAGTAAATATGTCATAAAATACTGAAAGATGATCTTTTGAATTAATGGCAGATGCAAGTGGTCTTATCATGTCAGTTCGTATGTGAGGATAGAAGTACATTTTGCAAATTGACTCACCGTGGGTATGATAGTTGTCCAGTATCCAAGTGTGGCATCAATACAGTCCAGTGTGTCAATGCATACACCAATGATCTGACTCTCATAGACAGGAGTGCCCAATTTCATCATCTGACTATCCGTATATTCCTGCACGGCAGATAGGACAGCAGCAAGGACATCCTGCACCACGGCACCAGGTGCCACCCTTACACCAATGTTCAGCGTGTAGGTGACTGCTGTTGGTGAGATGACTGTCACGGTATCACACAAGGGTCTGACCTTCTCGTCTGAACAAATAGCCATGACTGCATTGAGTATCTCCACCGGTGTGGAGATGCCACCTTCCACCAATGGATATATCTGTACCGTGCCCGGTGCGGAAGAGTCCACAAGCACATCCACGATAGTTTGTGAAGCAGTGAGGGCAAAGAATTTATAAGACCCTCTTGATCCGGCACATGAATATGATTCCGGTGCAAGTTTTATCCTGGCACGCAAGGCATCATCACCCTCTTCATCATCACCACCGGCACTCATGGTGGTATTGCTCACACTGGCAATGAATCCTGAAGGGTCAAGCAGCTTATATATGGCACCGGTGAGATACCCGTTGCCTAAGGCTCCTTCAGTGCTACATATTGCCGGTACATCAATATATGTATCTGAGGGCAGGAAGTCCACATTTTGAGAGGTGGTAAATATCATTCCGTCATCTGCAGCCACCCTTTTGCCCTGGATGATGGTACCTGCCACATGAAGTGATGTCAGGGTGAAGCGTAAAGTGGTCACGGCAAAGGCTGCCGAAAGTCTTTTCACTCCTACATAGTTTCCCAGGTAGTCCAGGATCGGGGCAATGGCAAAGTCAACAAAATTCTGCTCACAGGCACCCTGAATCTGTGACCGGGTCAGGCTTTCACGGTATGCCATAGAGTCCAACAGCAGCCTTTCCACCTGTGCAGGTTGAAGGGTCTTTCCTGTCCTGGTCTGATAGTCAGCTATCATCTCATTGATGATGGTCTGAAGATCGTTGTCTATGAAGATGGGCTTAGTTACTGCTGTTGACATAATTTGTGGTATATGGTTGTCCGTTCAATGTTGTCCAATTTATGCTGATGGTCAAGTGACCGATCTCACCGGTGAAGGTGATAGTATCAATGATGCACCTCTTTTCATAGGTATTCACCTGATAGATGATATCTGCGATCAATCCTGCCGTGACAGTTTCCATAGGCTTGTCAATATAAGACTGTAGGTCAACACCAAAGTCAGTCCTTAGAGGATCGGTACCCTTCTGAGTTGATATGATGGTCAGGATGCACTGATTGATATCATCCATGTCCGTGACTACCTCACCCTGGGATGCAGTACTCAGTTGCCAGTATTGGGTAGTTATCTGATCCGTTGTCATGTTGCCTGAGATTGAAGTGTGATAGTGCCTGTGACGGCTCCATTGGGTGCTGCAAGTACAAAGACCACCTGGGTGCCATTGATGGCACTATTGATGGCTGCAATGATAGCAGTGGCATCATCCGTGGAAAGCTGAGTGATCGGAGATGGTTGAGCCGTAGTGCCATTGATCTGAGCATTGTATGCACTTAAGAGTGCACTTTTCAAGGTGTTTGATTCTCCTGCCATGTTAGTTTTCAAATAAGTTAGGAAGCCGTTGTTTGATATCCTGGAAGTCTGCAAAGTTGACCGGTGTACCTGATACCCCCACCGGTGTGGTCACGGTGAGCAGTAATATCTTATCTATGAGGTCAGAGAGTATCTTATTCAGGCTCTCTGATGATCTCTTGATGGTAAATCCACTCTCAGTCATTATCAACTCAGTATTTTGGAGCTTCAGATCATACTTCTTTGCTGACCGGTCATACTGGATGATAAGACCGTCCTTGAATTTTAACTGAGATATATTTTTATCCTTTGCATCTGGGCAGAAGTCATCACTGTTCACGGCTCCCAGGATCACTCCATACTCACAATGTTCATCCATCAGACAAGCCACAAGCTCATCGGGATCATAAGGAAATTCATCAATGGTGTCCAGTGCACCACGCACCAGGATAGGAAGCCAATCAGACACAATGCCCTGGTGGTCAAATTTCACACGGGCTTTGCCTTTGGCAGCATCATATTCTGATATTATCCCAAATTCAAGCATCTTATTTTATGACCTTTATGGTGTAATTCTTTGCCGTTGATACTTTTCTCCTTGTTCCTTTGGTGAGCTCAATGAATCCTACTCTTTTGTGCTCAATGGTGGTAATATACCCTGACCGGTTTATCTGATGTTCTGATGCTGAGATGTGATATTTTCCTGATAGCTTTCCTATTCCCGTAAACTGAAAATTATTTCCAGCAATGTATAAGGTGTTACCCGGTATTGTTATTGATCCTTCCTGTTGATTTAAGTTATTTTTAAGAAGTGCTGCAGCTCCCACGGCTTCTGCCTGTGGCTCATCTTCCACCCTGTCAATCATCTCCATAGAGTCATCCGTTGCAGATGGAACGGAAGCCACCCCTTCATCTGAGAACTGCTCATCATCACCGGATGGAGAGGGTGTGGATGAAGGAAAGGATGGGATCACAGATGGGAAGCCAGGGGCAGGAATGGACTCAAAGGGCACCCCATCACCATTGGTCTGAGATACCGGTGTCACAGTATAGGTGACCACCTTCTTTGTATTGGGTGAAAAGGATGAGATACCTGCCTTTTTGAAGGTCTTTGCACTTTTATCTTTTATAGAGTAGCTTGTGCAGTCAGACCGGTCAATGACAGCAATGCTCTTCTGTGATACAATTTCATACCTGGAATTGAAATTCAGCACCGTACCACGGATGGAGAAATAATACCCAAATCTGTCAGCTATCCTCTTCAGGAATGCCAGGTCATTCTCCTTGTTTTGAGTGATACGAACAAAGGACAGGTCAGCAATGGTGCCCTGGACAGTAAGCCCATTGTCAGAAGCCACCTTGCTCACAATATCCTTTAGTGTGGTATTCTCATGGGCTGTTGACTTTGATGTCCTCAATGATCCGGTGATGGGCACTGAGATAGCTTTGATCTGCACCCTGTCAGGGATGGACTGTATCTCAATCTCATCCACCTGGAAAGAGCCACAACTCATCATCACATCATATCCAAAGTCACAGGTAAGGATGGCACCTTTGTCAGGATACCACTCATTTTCCCAAAAAGCATCCACATTCTCCAATTCCAGTGTCAGCTCGTCCGGCTTTGAATCCGTGTTATCCTTATATGTTAGGGATAACAGGTATTTAGACAGGTCGGTTGAGATGTCCTTGCTGTTATAGGTGACCTTGAAGCTGACCTGATCTATCTTTTCCACGGTGGCAGGTTGTTAGTGTTGACGGATGGTGGATCAAGGATCGGGATCAGCAACACCACCCCTGCATCAAAGACTTCCACCATGCTGACATAGGGATTTGCCTGGATGATCATCTGAACCTGGTTCACATCATTATATGCCTTTGATGCTATCAGTGTCCAGGTGTCACCTGCCTGTGTGATGTATGTAGTGTTTCCGTTACTCATTTCCTTAATGCTATCATGTTTGAAAGAGGGGCTGCATTGGTGAACATCTGTGTGATCTGACCCTGGAAGAGCACATTGTTGAGAAGTGAATTCTGAAGATCATGGGTGGTGGTATAAGAGGATAAACTGCCTATGGATGACTGCAATGAAATTATCTGATTCAACAGGGCCGCACCGGATGATCCTATTGATAGTGAATTGATCAGCCGGGTATGAAGGCTGTTGATGGAGCTGTTGACGGATGAGAGTTTCTGAGTAGCCTTATCCATCCAGGAGTTAGCATTCTGAGCGAATTTCTTAGCTTTATCCATATCACTTTGCACACCGTTTGCCCCGGTGGATATCTTATGGACATCACCCATGATCAGGGCAGGATCACCGGATAGAGGGATGGTGCCGGTGGATGTGACAGGCATCTTATCTATGGTGGCAAACTGATCCACCTGGGATGCCCCTGCATAGAAATCTTCTGCCAGGGTGAGGGCGATGTCAATGTCTGCCCAGGTGCCATCCAGCATCACATTATTGACGAGCACCTCCATGCTCTTGATGACAAAATAACCGTAGTAAGTGCCATCACCACCAATGAAGGAAAGGGCTTCACCATTCTCTTTGCTTGTCTTTAGGGTGTTGTAGTCAGTCTTGCAAACGGTAAATTGAGAATTCAGATGGATGCCCAATGACAGCTCGTCAGCCTTTGATCCGGCATTCTGAAGGCGTGGCTTACCATCAATGATCTCATGCTCTGCAATGCTTTGCTCTCCCTTCAGTGCAAAGGCAGACAAGCCTTTGAGGGCTTCAAATTTTATAGTTCCTAATTGTGCGTACATCAGTATCTGATCCTTTCATTTCTGCCGTTAAGCTCTTGCATCATCCTCATAATATCATTTTTGTGACTGTCAAGCATCTTCTTAAAGTCATCCTTTGACCCCGATCCTGAGAAGGTGACCACCGGTGCATAGGTCAACGTGATCCCTGATCCTGCCTGACCATAGCCTGATCCACTGCCGGATGGCTTAACACCCACCACCATATTCATCACACCCCTCATGGCTTTTATCATGGGAGAAGGCTTCATGGTCTGTGCAATGGTTTCAATGATCTTGACACGGTGAATGTCTTTCAGGGCTCCTTCCTTAGCCGGGGAGAATGGCAGGAAGTTACGGATACCCTTCATCACCTTAGCTATCAGCTCAATGGGCTTCATGGCAATGGACTTCATGCCCTCCCATATCATAGAGATGATGTTCTTTCCTGCATTGTAGAATACTTTACCAATGCCTGTAATGAAGCTCACTATCCGGGTAAAGATTTTCCTTATACCTGAAAATAAAGAGGCGAAGAATCCACTTATTTTGCTCCAGTTTTGGATGATGAGCACCGGCACAAAGAGAAAAGGTGCAAAGGGAATGAGGATCAGCTTACCCCACCCTTTGAGAAAGTTCCAAAATCTCACAAAGACACCCTTGATCCACTCCCAGGAAGCTGCAAAGACTTTCTTTATGCCTTCCCACAGACCTTTAAACCAGGCAGAGATAGGCTTCCAGTATTTTACCATCAGCACCACGGCAGCGATGAGTGCCATGACACCTAAGATGATCCACACTATTGGACAACCGTAGAGAGATGTATTGAAGAGCCACTGAGCTGCAGCCACTATCTTACCCCATATCGCTGACTGTTTCATCACAAGGGTATAGTATTGCATTGTCAGGATGGTACTTTTGAGCCACTTGATACACTGGACATATCCATTAGTAAAGAAAAGTATATTTTTTGTGGTCATCAAGGTAACCATGTTCAGCAGCCAGGTGGCTGCTCTCAGTGATGCCATGACAATTATGACCCACTTTATCACTGTGCCCAAAAAGCCCATCCGGTGATATAGTGAGGTGGAAGAGAATACGATTTTTTTGACCACATCCAATATCCGTGAAAAGACAGGCATCAACTTGAGTCCAATCTGAATGATGATATCCTTCACCCCTGCCCAGGCGATCTGCATCTTATACCCTGCCTGAGCCTGGTATTGTGCTGCTTTGGCTGCCAGGGCATCCTGTGTCATCATCTTATTGACCGTGTCATTGTATCCCTTTACCCCCATCTTTGCCATCGTAGCAGCAGCCACAGCTCCACGGACACCAAAGACCTGACCAAATACCTTTTGCCTTAGTGCTTCAGGCACCTCTGAGAGCTGTTGCACCATATTCTGAAGCCCCAAGAATTTACCATCTTTGCCAAAGAATTGCATCTTAACACCCAAAGACTGTATCTGAGCATTCATTTTCATCAGTTGCTTAGGATCAGCCATCTTCACCATGATCCTCTGCATGGCAGCTCCTGCACTGGATGCACTGCCAGTGGCTTGTGCAATATTGGCAATGATCACAGCCATTGACTGCATATTCTTCATTCCACCTAAGCCCATAACACCCATGCCTGACTTACCCACGGCAGCAGCCACCTCTTCAGCATTGCTGACTCCTAACTTCTGAAGTCTTGAAAGAAGGTCAGGCAGGTGAGCCATATCCTTCTGAGCCAGGTCTGACATCTTTACTATCTTACCGATCTGAGTAGCAGCTTCATCATAGGGTATCTTCATTACAGTGGCATATTGAGCCACACTATCAGCAAATTGCCTGGTGATGGTATCTGCACTGATGCCGGTATGAATGAGGGCATTGATCATGCCATACATCTCCACTCTGCCACCCTTGAATGTGTGTGCCATGTCCGATCCCATCTTCAAGAATTTCTGATATAACGGATCTAGAGCACCCCCTGCCTTCATAAATGATATCTTCAGGTCTGTCATAGCTCCCTCTGCTGCCTCAGTCATCTCCAGGATAGGTTTCACAGCAGCCACGGCAGCAGTGATCCCTGCCACCATGCCAATGGACATCTGAGGATTTGACTTCATAGATGCAGTCATGGACTTATTGAACCTGCCCATTGAGGTGATGGACTTATTCACGGAGTCATTGACCACACGGCTCATCTTATCATAAGCTGAGAGGGTCAGTGCTACTCTTACCTGTTTATCATCAGCCATTATTCCACCTTGTTAAGTTCATTGTGCATCTTCAGTGCTTTGCCGTGCCAGTATGCTATCCTCTTTGATGTCATCTTCAACACTTCAGGAAGTGGTGTGTTGGAGAAGTGAGCCAGGAACATGATCTCCTGACTCGTCACTAAAAATTTAAGTCTGAGAAATTAGTTTGAATGAGCATGGCATCTTTGAGTTTCATGGCATTCAAGTCCTCTGCCACAATTTTCTGCCCATCAATGGTGGTGAGCCGTGCTATCAGGGCATAGAGGAAAAGCTGTGAATTCTTATCTCCTACAACCTTCATGGCTTCAGTGTTATCCAAGCCGGTGCCTTCTTTTACTATGCAATGCCTTCCATCGGAAAGGTCAAATTCAATCTGCTGAACATCAGCAGGTACTTCATTCATATTTTGTGCGTTGTCCATGATGATAGTTTTTTTTATTTTATGAATAAATAGGAATAGTGAGAAAGAATACCGGCTTACTTAAGGTTACTCTTTCAGCCGGTATCGGGCAATCGCACTTATCCTCCTATGTTTGCCTTGTATCCTGCAAGCAGGTCAACACCATTGACCTTGAAGATGTTTGCCAGGACATCAAATTCAATGATATCACTGCCGTTCATCACCACCTTCATGTAGGTAGCACCCAGAGTGCTCTCCAGGTCGGCATTTTCATGCTGTTTGAAGGATGCACCAGGAAATCCCTTGTTCTGACACGTCAGATAGATGACAACCGGTATCTGATCAGTCCTGCCGGCAGAAGTATATACCTCTGCACTGGCTCTGATCTGAAGAGAGAGTGGTGTGAATGGATCGGTAAATAGTGCTAATGAATCAGCATAGAAGCTGCTCCATTTTATTTTAAATTCCATCTTATCAATGCCTGAGAAGAATTCAACCTTTCCCACCATGCCCAGGGCTTTGTGATCAGCCATGACATATTTGAGTTCAGGAGAGGAGCATTCTTCAGCTTGTCCTAAGATGGAGTTGCCATTGACATAGATATTGGCATTTGTTATTCTGTTAACTGTTATTGCTCCCATTATTTCAGTGATTTAAGAAGGTTAATATCATAGGTTGATTCCATAGTTATCCTCTCACCAGGTGTAGGTGAAGCAAATGAATAACTGAATGTATAATGACCGGCAGCCATCTCCACGGTGGGATTCTTAGCCGGATCAAAGATGCAGCCCCCATCAATCAAGGCACCTCTTTGGACAAGGGTGCGGATGAAGCCGTTCACAGACTCTCTCACTGAGTCAATCCAAGCCTGGTCAACAGGTTTGTCAATGAATTGAAGCATTGACCACCGGATAGACTCATCAAGCACCGTGCCTGTCATCTGACAAGCCAGGAATACATCACGGGTTAAAGTTGATGATGGATAGGCAGCAGACCGGTTGCCCCAGGTACGGATACCCGTGCCATAGGCACCAAATAGGGTGATGATACCGGCTGCATTGAGGGTGTTGGCTTCACAGGTGGGATCATCAATCATGGCAGTGATCGGTCTTTCAATGCCGGTGATGCCCAATACCTGATGATTGGAAGGACTCACCTGGAATCCTTCATTAGCAATGGTAGCTGACCACACACCTGCAAAATAGGCTGAGAAAGGTCTGACCTGGTCTGCATTGGTATAGGCATCATAAGCCTTGACCATTGGGAAGAGAAGGGCATCCTGTGGAGCTGAAGTGTTGAAGTTGATGGCTCCTGCCGTTCCTCTTCCTGCCAGGGCATTTGCCACGGTGGTGGAATAGGGAGCATCTT